TTCCATAGCATCGCTGCGAAGGAATGTGTCGTCAATAGCAAAGCGCACAATATTCCCGCGTGGAGTGATGTCGTCAAGTGAAAGACGGTCTTCGATTGCAGCGTAATACGGACGTAGTGATAAATCTACGAATTGTTTGCGCTCGTCAATAACGTTTGCATAAGTCATGCTGTTATTCATTTCAGCAGACAAATACCACGCAGGTACATTCATCATTCTTGCAATTTGAGTCGCCATAAATTGTGCGCTCTCGTTGTAAGTCATGTCCTTTGGTGAGAACTGCGTTACGTTGTAATCGAGAGTTGAAGTCATATAAGCCGTTGAACGATTCTTACGCGACTTTTCAAATTGGTTAAGAATTGCTAACACTTCAGCTTCGGACATGTCCGCGCCTGTGTTCTTAATTACACCAGTAGGCATTGGTGACGATACAGCTACAGCTGTCGCCTTTTCTAAATCTACAGCGGCGCGTATAGTACGCGCTCCACGAACTAATACACCTTCATCGCCTAGTGATTGGAAAGTAACGAGTGAACCGAGTCCTGACATTGGTACTGGGTTACCGTTAACATAATATTGAGTAATGAATTCGGTATAAAGGTCTGTATTGAATGTAACGCGACTATTGGGCACCCATTCGAAAGACAATGGACGGCCGTCGAGCTCGCTAACGCTCGTTACTTGCCAAAATGCCTGGCCGTAGAAAATGAGACTGTCAACAGTCCATGCCAACGTGACGGAACGTGGCTGCGACGGTGATGGTTGTCTAATCCATGCAGGAGTATTTTCTATTTCTTCACCAGTTGAGTCGCGATAAACTTCTAGGGGCGTACTAGCGATAATTCCTTTAATTAAAGATGCTGCGCGTGCAACGCTAGGTACAGAGATAGCATCCGCGCGTGAAATGTTGCCGACTGTTAACGGCGCGATAGTCCAATTTTCCGACATAATCTGCGGCGCGTTCTGCGCTTCGATTTTTGTCGGACGGAAACGGTCAAATAGTCCCATTCAGGATAGGATACCACACAAAACGGACAATTAGAACAATTACACCGCGATAATCTGCGGCTTACTTTGTGGCTTCAGTAACTGGTGGACCACCATAGCTAAACCGATAGCAGCTGATACGTCTCCCGCCGACTTGCGTCGTACGATTCGCCAGCCCGCGTCGTTTTCCTTAGCTGCGCAGTTGTTCATGGAGTCCACCAGCGACTTTTGTCCGATGTGAACTATGCGCCCGTTCACGATGGCATCATATAAGTCACCGCACGCTTGGTAAAATACCTGGCCGCTCATGTCCTGCGTTCTATAGCCAGACTGGCTTAATCTTTCAGCTACACTCATCGTGGAATACTTATCGAAACAAATCATCTGAGGACGGTACTTTTTGGCCCATTCCGCCACCTCTACAGCCATGCGTAACTCGTCTACAGCTACCTGGCTCTCAAATTGTGCAATAACGCCTACGGCTATCTTGCCGTCCTCGCGTACTTGTCCAGCTACAAGGCTGGCGTTGCGTTTGTTAACCGATATATCCATAGCGAAGATAGTCTTCGGTCCTGGAGCTATAACTAGGTCTTGAACTGTCAAGTCCTCAAAAGCGTGGTACGGCCAGGGCGATTTGAGTGCCGAAACCCATGAGCAAAGTACCTCGGTCCTTGTGGCTTCGACTGTGGACGTTGCGATAGCTTCGGCGATAGTGTCTTCATCTATCAGATAGCCTAAAGCTGGGTTAGCCTGATACCAGCCATCTTTGTCGTGTATCTTTGCGAATTCTTCCGCCGAATACTCCCAGTAGCCTAAACTAGCTGGCGGATGGTCTATGGCGCGCTGTCTCATGGTATTCAGTACGCTGGAGAACGCATCGCCAGCGTTCGAGCACATAAATACTTGCGAATTCTTGCGAGCACGCGTTACTGGCTTAGCAGCTGTAAAAGCTTCATCAGATACTTCGCGTAATTCGTCGATAAATAACAAATCCGCGGTTTTACCACGGGAGCCGTCTCTAGTCGCCGCAACTATCTCGTATTTCGCTCCAGTTAGAAGTTCTATAGATTCCTGGCCATTGGCCACGCGGATTTGTTTTATCTGCGCCATAAGCGCGTCGTTCTGTTCAATTATATCAACAACTTTATTGAACGTGTCTAATGCCATGTTTCGATTAGAAGACATAGCTACGATATTACGTTCACCGAACACGAATAGGCCTGCCAGGATGCGGACCCTAGCTAGGTGAGTCTTTCCGTTCTGGCGTGCTATAAGAAGTAGGTTGGACTTACGCTTAAATAGACCATCCTTGTCAACTTTAAGCATGTCAGTTAGAACGTACTCCTGCCACGGTAGCAAGCTCATCGGTTCGCCGTTTTCCTTCAAGCCTTCTAGGAATTTCTTAACCTCGTCAATGCGGCTTGGTCCTTTAAGCGGCGCATTCTGTAAGCGTGGCTTTGTAGCCCCTTTGCGCTTAGCCATTGTCGATAGCCCCCGTTGAGTCAAATGCGGAAAAAGGTGAGTCTAACTCTTTTTTGATTTTAGTTGGTGCTTTTTGTCCGTTTTTGTCCTGATTCGTCCGTATCGGGGAGATACGTTCGACCAAATCAGGGGGGGTAGACGCTGTGCCTAAAAAAACCGCATCTGTTTTATCACGCTTCGCATAGTTGCAACGCTCACACGCTGCTACAAGGTTATCGAGCGTATCTTCTCCACCTTTTGAGCGTGGCCACACATGGTCCACCTGTTTAGCTTGGTCACCACAATACGCACACGTCCACGCATCCCTGTTTAATACTTGTAATCGGATGCGCTTCCAATGTGCTGTAGCTCTATATGGCTTTAGTGCCATCCATACCTCAATGAGTGATTAAGTGCCTTGCACCAACTGTTATCGTATCTATGCTCTATGTATTCTATGTGCTTATCTATCTGCTCATAAGCATCCCATGTAGGCGCATACTTACTCATGTGCTGGAATATCCCATACGCCCCAGATTCCTTGTTTACTGCCTTGACTCTCCAGTTACTTTCCCTTATCGCTAAGTCATTAGCGCATTGAAACTCAGACCTTTCTGCGTTAGCAGTTTCAATCTTTTCTACAGCAGCGAAGCTATATGTCATGAGCACCGCTAAAATGACAATAGTTCGGCCTAATGCTCGTCCGCGAAGTGCGCTGCCTCTCAGGCGCGCAAGCGGTCTGAGCATAACACGGTTGTCAAGTTTGTCTTTCATTTGAGCGTAACCTTTCGGCGTGTCGTGTCTAATGTGACCTGAGTCACAATTAGTCTTTACCCCATCCATCACCTTTGAAATGCGCTGGTGTAGCTACATAGACCTTGAACATTTCATTCTTGCATTGACCACAGATTAAAGCGTAATCCTCTACTTTATCTATAGGTATTGTTATTTCGCTGGTAGTCCAGCAGGTTCGGCATTCGTAATCGAATTTTGGCATTCTTCACACCTTTCGCGTTTACCGTATATCCATAGGCCACAGCCTACGCACCTATGTATCAGAGTTTCCATAACCCGACGCTTTCAATAGATACACCAGGTCCTCTAAACGCAAAACGGCCACCCAATCCTGGATAGCCGCTTCACCCTGGCCATTTAGACGCAGTACGCCCACGCCCATACCAGTATTAAGTTTTCGGTCCTTGAGTTGTCTCATAAGACCAGATAAGTCTAGCTTAGTGCGTGCCTTTATCTCAATGTCTAAGCCTGGCACGCCTGTTACATCGCTGCCGTCCCTACCTGCGCCAACGGGTAAAGCATTGTCCCATCCGTTAGCGCGAAGGTATTCAGCCACTAAGCGTTGAGAAGCGTACCCTCGATGCTTCCTGCTCTGGCTGGTCATAAACGTTCTTCATCCTCTGGCCTGAATGACCATCTGCCGCTAGGGTCCACAACTTGCCAGAATGCTTTACATTGTTCGGCCTTGCGACTCATGGGTAGCGGACATGTGTAACCTCTATAGGGTCCTTTAGGTCCTGAGCCTTCTTTGAGCTTCATCTGACCATGCTTACATGTCGGTATTGGCTCAGCCTTCAGTTCTTTCTTGATTAGGTCCACCGCATCATCAAAAACTGCAACAACGTCGGCTGGTGGCTCTATAGTTGTGTCCCAGACAATTTCCTGGCCTGGGTTAGTCGATTCCAAAAACGTCTTCTGCTCCTCAGTCCGAACTCGAATTGGCGCAGGGCTTGTCTTAGCGTCGTTGACCCTTGCCATTTCAATAGATGATGCTCGCTTTCCCTTAGCAGAAAGTCCGAGGTTGGCAAGACAACGCCCGATGCTGCTCGTCTCACAATTTTCGAACCAGAAAGAAGCATCCACACCGCGGTCTTTACGAGCGCCACGCGCAAAGCCAGTAGCGGAAGGCTGAGTATCAGCATAAGTTCTATAGGCGATAGCCTTAAAGACGACGATTCCTTTTTCTTCATCATTTAGCACCTGCTCTGTGATAATGGCTCCGTCTGGAAATTCTTGGTAAAACTTATGAATTCTGGAGTCCACGTCTTCATAGTCGTTAAGGTTGAACATCTAAGTAATACTTCCCTTCTGCATAGTCGAGCTGTTCTTTGAATGTCCACATAGACCCATCGTGCCAGGTCTGACATTCTTTAGCGCAGCTGAAACAATAATGACGGTTAATGACCTTACCGTGACGCTCTGACCTTATGGACCACACGGCCTGTTCTTGTCCACGAATGTCGTTTACGCCCCATCTCATACGGCAATAATCGCACCATGTACCTCGCGGTGTCCTAGTTATTGACACGGAAACGGTCCCAGTCGCCGATGACACTTTCTCCTGCCAACGCTGCGTATGAGACCAGGTCCACGAATGAGTCACGGTTAGGAGTTTCCACGATTCGGGAGATTTTGACCAGAGCCATACAGATACACACGTCCAGCGGGTCGATTTCCCTACCGAAGTAACTTGCCCAGAGGTCCGCAATTCTTCTAATGTTAACGGCTGGGTGGCCGTAATCAAGGCCGCGCTCATCAAGCGTCGCTGCCGCTTCGTCCATTAGCTTTTTGGCGGTAAATCCATTTTGCTCTGTTGTATCCATGTGAATAGCCCCTAACGTAGTATTTTTCTTTGACGTGTTCTACAGCTGCATAAATGCCTAGACCTATAACAAATAAAGCTAGGCACACGGTCGTTAACTGTTCTGGTGTTAGATTGTGTTTCATTGTGCATCTACTATCGGAAATACGACATAAAAACCATCGTCGTCAAAAGAACAAGCACCACATCTCAAAGATGGATAATCATTATCTCTATAACCTTGTAAAGATAAATGCGCCATCATAGAAATAGCTTCTTTACGAGCAGTTGATGCTTCTTTAGCCGAAGCATATTTTTTGATTTCTGTTGGTACCAAAACGTCGTACATTTTTCGCCCTTTCGTTTGTTGGTAAGCCAAAATGTACGGGCATTAGCCGACTTTTACACCTGGCGCGTCGGCGTGTCGTATAACGATTTGATAACGGTCTAGTCGTACCGCTTGCCTTCGACTACGAATGAACCTGACTTGTCAATAGGAATTGTGACTGGTGTCACACCTTTACGGTCTACATATAGAATGCCGAAACCTGATTGCCAGTTCATTGTCCCACGCGTGTAGAAAGCCTTGCTCACGTCCATTAAATGCCCTACCTCAAAACCCGTCAGAATACCCGTTAAAACGCCCCCAGACGCCGTTGAGAAGGACGAAATCCCCTGGCGATGGGTATGACCACAGACCACCGACTTACCATGCCTCTTAGCGGCTTCTAGAGCCGTTAAACCCCCATGTGGCTTGGTGCTCTGTTCGTCCCCGTGGACCATAATCCAGTTAGGGGTAATCTCATACGGCTTACGATGGAATTTAATGCCTAGCTCCTTAAAACCCATGAAATTCTCGTATTCGAGTTCGGGTAGGCCGATTAGGCCTGGGAGCCTAGATGCTAAAGATTTGTAAAGTCTGTCTGTGTGATTACTTCGGACGATGTGGGTAACTTGTAAATCGTGGAGAACTTGCTGGCAAGTATCTCTATCACGTCCAATAGTCCCCGACCATTCGTCCCGCCCACTAGACCAACGTGAGATGGTCTGGAAATCGAGCTCATCACCAACGCATAGAACGTCGTCAGGCTTGTAGCGTTTGATGAACTTGGCAACTGCTCTTGTGTGTTTGACATTATGAAACGGTATTTGTAAATCGCTAATTACTACGATTCGCTTAATCGTCTTCTTCCTCGTCTTCATAGGGAGTAAAGTCGGGATTAGGAATAATCCAGTCGGGTATCCTCATGGTGTCTTCGACATACCAGCGAGCGTGGTCTTTATCCCATCCAGCGCGTACTAAAGCTTCGTACGCTTCAACAACAGCTACAGCCCACACGTCAATAGGCTTCAAAGGTTCTTTCTTGTGGCGTTTAGCTGAGAGCTCCTTAGCGCGCAGTAGTGCGGCTTTTTGTGCTTTTGTTTTTCTTTGTGCCACGCGCGCTCCTATCGTTAGTAAGCAATTCTAGAACCATCTCCTCTAGTTTTTCGATGCGCGACACGATGTGACTGCGGTCAATTATTAGAGGTACTTCATGGCGAATAATGTAACGCAGACCACCGATAAGGATGGCTGCTATAGATAGGCACGCTAAAACAAATGCGGCCCAGTCTGTCGGGTTCATCGCCGACCGAACGCGCTATCGTTAGGATTAAGATAGCGAAGGATAACGGGCAGACTCGCGGCCAGAGCGGCATTCACAATTGCATTGGCATCCCAGCCCACGGCTAGGTAGGTCGCTATTCCCGCTGCTAGGAAGCTTCGCGCCCAACTTGCCGCTATCGCTTTTAGTTCTTCCATCTTCGTCTCCTGTCAATATGGGCAGATAGAACATGCTGCCATCGTTATCGCCCAGTTTTGTAAAGCTAATGTGGATATGTTTCTTGTGTGGGTTTATTCCTTTGTATTTTCTCCATCGGTAGTTCCCCACCCAGGATGCAATTCGCTCGTTAAAGATAATGTAAGAAATTCGCTTATCAGTTCTGGCAAGTAGTCGTAACTGATTAGCAAAGTCGAACGCCGCGGATTTGTCGGATTTAAGGTCAGCGTCAATGTCGAGGGCACGTACAATCCCTTTTTCATCAGGATTATGGTCAGATTTAGGACTATGCGCCTTATGTCCAGGTGACGCCGCGGCACCATCGCTAGCTCTATCTCTACTGGGCCACGCATCGTCAACTTGTTCTCTCAGCTGTTGCCCCGCTTTACACAACTTAGCCAAGACCGAGAACCTTTAAGTCCTCAGCCGTTAAACCTAAAGCCGCTAGTTTTGCTTCCGCGACTAATTTCTTTGATTCCGCGTCAGCAGCTTCATTTGCCAATCTTGTCTGATAAGCAACAAAGCCAGCTTCAATTTCATTATCAGTCGGTTTAGTTTGTTCCGCATCAAGCCATATCAATTCATCATCTACTAATGAAAATTCAGCATCAGGTCTGATTTCTTGAATTGCTTTTACTTTATCCCAATGATTCATTATGCACCTATTTCTAATAAAGTAATTGATGAAACGGAATTGTCAGGTTGAAAACGAATTGTTTGACTATTATTGGTAGAAGTTGTTCTTGCTTGCAATTTATAGGTTAATGAAGATGTGCTTGCAGGAGAATCAACGAAATGAATTGTTTTATTGTCGTGCCTTTCAACAGCTGAGACTTGAGCTGAACTGCCAGCAGATAATCCGTTAAAAAAGGCAACGTTTCCAAAATCTGTTACGGTCGTGGCACCGCGCAAGATTCTAACCTCATTCGTTGTGGTATTCAAAGAACGGGAAGCGAATACCAAAGTATTAATCATAATCAGAATTTTGCTTGTGGCAGATGTGGGTGTTATTGTCGCCGTTATATTAGTATCTGTAAAAGATGTTGCGGTGATGCTCGTATCAGTTGTTGTAGTCGCGGTTACCATTTGTAATAATTTGCCACCACCAGCAGCCGAAGCCCACTTAACTTTGTATGGACTAACAGTTGTGTCGGCAGTTAGAACTTGACCTGTTGTGCCAATTGGCAAATTATCATAAGTGCCTGAACCTGTACCTACAACAATGTCGCCAGCAGCAGTAATTGTTGTGGCCATGTCGTTTGTAATTGTGACAGTTCCAGATGTGCCACCGCCGCTAATACCTGTTCCAGCAGTTACACCTGTAATGTCGCCAGATGAACCGATTGAAACCCAGTTAGAACCATCATAAACTTCTACCGCGTTTGTGTCCTGAAGGTAGGACACCATTCCTTCAGCTAATACGCCAGATAATGCGCTTGTGCGCGCAGTCGAATTCGCGAAGACCATAACGGTCTGCTCGTTCAAATATGTGTTTACCTGAGCTGCGGTTAAGACGTCGCCCGTCTGAAATAACTTATAGCCTGCGCCTGCCATGTGTCTCCTTAGTAGCTTAAGACGTCCTCGCCTAGTATACCGCTTACCGTGCTATTTAACACGAAGCCAGCTAACAAAGGCTCAGAAGTGAATAGAGTGGTGTTCCAGCTTGATTTAGTAATGTTGTGATGGATGGCGTTGACCAGGCTGGGCTGGGTAACGCTCGTCGAGCCTGGCATGGTCTTAGTGACCGTGATGCCGTCGAGTAGGTCAATGTCTACCCCAGCTAAAGGCTTATTAGGGTTGGTATCATCGTAAAGATTAAGCTGGATGCTATCTATACGAACTTCTGGGTCCTTGCGTGTAGCCAAAATGCCTCTAGCTTGATTGAGAGCTTCTGCGTCTGTCTGGACCAAAATACCGTCACGGATGCCAGAATGCAGGAAGTATTTGTCTATCGAAGGCTGGTCGAATACGTTTTGTGCCGTACCGCCCGCGCGGGTAACGGTAACGTCATTTATGAGGTTTGTATCGTCAAAGGCTACGACTGCGTTGGTGTATGAAATATTGGTGCCAGTATCGCTAAAGGTGTAGATAGAAGTCGCTGGTCGTGAGATAAGCGTGTTACGGTCAACGAAGTTAACCTTAGACTCACCGTCTACAAATATGCCGCCGAACTCGCTATTTTCGACCGTCTGTAATGCCTCTAAAACGTTCCTAGAGGTGCCTGGGTCGGCTTGTAAGGTACTTTCCCCAGTATCTATGTTTCGAAGGCTTACAGGCCAATCTACGGCGTCTAGAAGGGCATTAACGCGGGCACCTGAGAGCTGACCTGCTGGAGCACCTGCGACCGTGCTAATAGCCGAACCTGCGAGCAGCTTGAACGCGTCCACGCATTTCAAGTTGACCGTGCTGAGGTCTTCGTTTCCTTGTCTAAAGCCCGTGTCGTAGTCTGTGATGTAGCCAGAAAATAAGTAATAATCCTCGCCTAGATAAGTAGCATAAATAATAATCTGGCGAAGCGGCAATAAATTCGGGTAATAGGCCCCAGCTGGATTCATGGGATTCCAGTCGCCATTTTGGTCATAAAGAACAACGTCTGCGCTGCCGAACTCGAACTTCGAAGTCATTCGGT